CTTCAAGCGGGGGATTGGTCGGCGGGAGCCGGCACATCGACGTACTCGGTGCGCGGCGTGTACGGGAACGTCACCGGCACGCGGCTGTCGCGGTTGGTGAAGCATGCGCCGTTCGGCTCTCGGAACACCTTGCCTTGAAGGTCGTATGCCTGACCGCCGAACACCTCGGCATCTTTGAACACCCGACTGCACCGCCGGTTCTGAAACACGCCGGGACCGACTTCCGTCCACTCGTCAGGCTCTCCTGTCAGTGGGCCGATGGGCTCATAGCGCAGCAGCTTGCCCAGCAGTGCAGCGGTGACGGCGGCGCTGCCTCCGCTGTGACCCTGTGAAGCGAAGACGTGCAGCAGCTCGCGCACCTCAATGTCCATGTTTGGACCGAGTTCGCTTTCGGCATGCCTCATCAGGCCACTAGAGCGGTGGGTCAGCACGCGAAGTGCCAGGCGGAGTCGTTGGGTGGGATTCATGGTGTGTTACCTAGGCTTCATCCATGGGAAGGTTGAGACGGCCGCGGGGCGCCGTTGCTTTTGAACTCGCGGCCCAGCCGGCGGCCCTGTTGCTGAAGCCAGCGGCCGAGTTCTCGCAGCTCGCGCGGAGTCAGCTTCTCGAAGTCATCAACGCGCAGCGACACGAAGCGCCACGGCTCTCGCGTCTCGCGTGGCTCACGCTCGACCACCATCAATTCGGCGGGTAACGTGTCGTGCTTGGTCTCTTCTCTGACGATGCCCATGGAAGGCTCCTTGAGTTCGGGGGATGGGTCAGGAGGCGGCCGGCTTGACGCGGGCCTTCAGCATGGCGTCGGCGATCCAGTACGCCTCGTGCGCCAGCTCGCGGGGCCAGCCCTCGCTGGAAACCTGCTCGCTCGTGTATTCGGTGCTCAGCAGGGTCTGCATTGCTCGGCCGGCGAACTCGTCGCGCAGCTTGCGCGTCGTGGCCGGATGCGTGATGGCTGTGACTTTGTGCAGGTTGTCGCGGAGGTTGTCGTACTGCGCATCGCAGTCAGGCCGCCAGCCCAAGCTGTAAAGCAGCTCGGCCAATTGGTAGTAGGGAGCTTCGGTGTCGTGGGTGCTCACGGTGGTTCCTTGAGGCTTAGGTATCGGAATGCTCGACTGGGGCGCGTCGGTTCCAGGCGGTTGCGAGTCGGTCACGCAGCTCCTGGTCGCGCTCCTGGGGCTGCATGTCGCGGGCTCTGCGCCAGCCGATGCTCTCGTTCATCGTGGCGCAGCAGACAAGCGACAGCTCGACGTATCTCGACTCGTCCCTCCACTTCGACGCATCGCCCTCGAAGTGCGGCTGACCCCCGCAAAAAGGGCACGGCTTCAGTTCGTGTGCCATGTCGTTACTCCAGTTCCGGGGATGGGAAGTCACGCGGCGGCGAAGGCCAGCAGCGCGTCAATGAACTCGCGCCACGCGTCGGTGGAGAACTTCAGCGGCTCCGTGATCTGCTGGTCGCCTATCCAAAGGCCGCAGGTGTCGAACTCGGTTGCGTTGGGGCGGCTGGTGTCCCACCACGCGCCTCGCACCGATGTGCCCCAGTTCAGTCGGCGGCTGAAGAAGGGCATGTTGACCATCAGCAGGAACGTCATGTACTGCGTCGGGTCTTTGATGTACTCGAAGGTCTTGCCCTGCTGGATGGCTTGGCAGACCTCCAGCGCCATGACGGCGAACCGTTCCGCCTTCTCGCTGTCGTAGGTCGTGAAGTCGAAGATGTGGTCGGACAGGTACTCCAGGCGGGATTCGCCTTGGCCGCAGGTTCGGGCGAAGCCGTCTTCAAGGAGCTTGAGGTAGTTCATGTGCAGTTCCAGGGGATTGGGATTCAGGCGGCTTCGCTCTGCAAACGGGCAAGCCGCTCACGGCGCAGATGGGATCGGTGCGCTAAGACAACCATTCCCATGTTGTTCGTCCAGCCCTTGTAGTACCACCCGCACTCGCACTGGCCGCGTGCGTTGCTTGCACCGTGCTTTCCGCTCCAAGAGCGCTCCAGAGCGTGCCCCTTCAGCTTCCATGGCAAGGGGATACCGTCCGTGTCGCCGAGCTTGTTGCCACGGTTGTCGATAGCTTGGCTTTCGGTCATGTCGCCCTCCGATTTCAATGCATTTAGTGTCGGACAATAAATAGCGGATTGCAAGTGTTTTTGACGGGCATAAAATGCCGTCATGGACGAACCAACAAAACGACCCCGAGGGCGGCCGGCTGGCTCCGGCGCCGGCCTGACCGAGAAACACACGCTGCGCGTCAGCGAGGCGCTCAAGGCAAAGCTCTTGCAGCTCGGCGATGCCTGGGCGCGTAAGGTGCTGGAAAAGGCGAAGCCGCCGAAAGAGGGCGAGTAATTCAAGACTTGTCGCTCAAAGATGGGAAGCAAGCTGCCTGCCTTGATCGATGAGTGCAGCCGCACTGCTGGACACCAGCGGGTCAAGAGCGACAGAGCAGTGCCAGCTGATCAGGCCACGCACTGCGTCTGTCGGTGTGGGGTAGCTGTCGACTGTCTGTTCGCACACGACCAGCTCGTTTTCGACGGCTTCACGCCATCGACGTAGCTCTTCGATCTCGCGGACCATGAGCTCAAGCTTGTCAGCTGTCTGCCCACGATGTGGGGTCCAGCCATTGCGCAGGAGCTGAATGTCCTGCCTGATTTCGTTGGTGTTTATCACTTGGTTTCCTGGTTGGAGGAAGAAATACAAGCCCGAGCCATGAAGCAGGACGTCTTAGATCTAGCTAGATGGCAAGGGGCTGTACTCCATGCTGAGTCGGTAACCCACGAGAGGGGCCATTAAGGCTGCTGCCCACCAAAGTTATGGTCGTTTCAGACCTGTCGTAGACGATGCTGTGTGTCCTGTTTGAGACCGGCGCTGCGCATGGGCAGCTGAAGGTAAGGACTACGGTCACCCGAACAAGGTGACTGGTGTGCGAACGGCGCTATGCGACTTGTGCGCGGGCCGTCATTGCCAGTATCAAATGGCTGCTGCTCAAGGCAGCGTTAGCTATCGCATGATTGCCCCCTGTGAGACTGTCTGTGGTTTGGTCTACGGTAAAAAAAGAAGCGGGGACAGATCCCGACCAGCTTTCGCTGATCGTTCACTGTCCCCGCTCACCAAGCGCACGGAGTGCGCCTGTGGCTTTACTGTTTGCTAGGCTTAGCCAGGTCCGCTTCTGTCAATGCAAGCGCACTTGCCAGCACCAACCAAAGCCGGTGCCCGTAGTCACGTTCGCGGTCTGTGCCGTTGTGCAGCTCACATTTGAGCTGCTGTAGCTTGTCCCACTGGTTTGGCTCTACAAGAAAGCCGACACAGATGTCGGAATCAGCAGAGCGCATAGTTACTCCCACGGATCTGATCTCCCAAGTTAAAGCTGAGCTTGTTGAAGTTGCCGCCGTAGCCCATGAGCTGACTCAAGAGGTCATCCAACACGTTGCTATCCGCCATTTCAGCCATGATTTCACGGTACTGCCAACGCACCCAGTTCAAGTTGTTAGGGTGCGCCTTGAACTCATCATGCACAGTGACCAACTCGAAGGGCTGGTACTGAAGCATGCCAGTGAGAATCTTGGCCAAGGCCTGCAGATGTTCGGTGCTAAGGCAACTGACCGTGCCTTGATCCAGGTGGGGCAGGATCACAATGTCAGCAATGGTGCTGCGCTCGTACTGCTGCATGTAGTACTTCACCTTGGGTGTCATGAAGTACTCGACCTGGTTTTGGTCGATGCCGCCACGAATGTTGCGTTCGATCAGTTCTGCCTGGATGCACTGGTCCACGTACTCAGCCTGAGCACGGTCATAGTTGCAACGACGATGCATGCTGCGCAATACCCAGGCGTCCATGCTGTGCGTCATGTTGGCCACGTTGCTCAGGCCATTCTTCTGCCCCTCGTTCTCGTAGAACTCGTAGGTGAATGTGGCATGGCCCAACTCGTCAACTTCGATGCGGGCATCCTTACGAGTCATGACCTTGACTCGAGCGTCGAAGCCGTCAGGCAGCTTCCAGGCGTGGCTCAAGGCATAGGGTTGCCAAGAAGCCAGCAAATCCTGAAGCAGTTCCCAAGCACCAGGCGCAACAGTAATGGCTGCCTTGTAGAAAGCAGCCAACTCGGGTGTCTTTTCCCCAAAGATTGCTGTGGGCTGTTTCTTCGAGCCGTAGAAACTCGTCATCAGTGCCTGCTTAGCATCGGCCCGAGAGACGTCAACGCTGCTTCCCAGCAGCTCAGCCATCACCGAGGTGCATTTGCTGTAGGCGTCAGCACGCACGTTGGGGTCGATCATGCCCGTGCTTGTAGCACCAGCCACGCAGCCGGTGAGGGCGGACATGACTTGGATGCCGGAGCAGGTTGCATCCAGTCCGACCAGGTGGCCAGTGGGCAGGCCCTGCTGAGCCTTGCGAATGGCCATGACAGCCTTGAAGTACAGCGGCTTGGTTTCAGCCTGATCACTCAGGGCTTCCAGGTTGTTGAGGTTGTCTTCAGCCCACTTGATTCGCTCCTCGAACAGGAGCTTGTCATGGCCGAAATGGTTTGCTGCGTCGATGAGCAGGTACTGCCATCCAGTAAAGGTTTTCATGTTGGTTCCTGTTGTTGGTTGACTGCTCAAGAGAGCAGCAGTGCCATGGCCTTGAAGTTGGCCGGCACATCGTTAGGTAGT